GCCTCTGAGACTTCATGGATCGGGGCTGGTCCGTATTCGCTTGAGATTGCTAACAATGGAACAAAGAAAGATATGGAACGGAAATTTGTTACATGGTGGGAAGAACGCATCACTTGACAAGATGTTTCGGGTGTGCTATAATAATCAGTAGTTTTTAACCTATCAAGGAGGTTTTTGTGCAGCTAACAGACAAGAGTACCACGATTCTCAAGAATTTTGCTTCGATCAATCCCAGTATTGTGTTTCACAAAGGGAAGAAGCAAAAGACCATTGCCCCATCTAAGACGCTTCTCGCAGAGGCGGTGTTTGAAGATTCGATTGAAGAATCGTTTAGTATCTACGATCTCAATAGCTTCATCGCCGTTCTGACAACTGAGAAGGACCCGATTCAGTTTGATTTGCAGGGAACTGATCTGGTCATGACGCACGAAAATGGTGATCGACTCAAGTTCAGAACTTGTGTGCCGACGATGGTTGTGTCGCCTGGTGAGAAAGAAATCAAGGACACTGATATCGCGGTGGAGTTTGATCTTTCCGCTGAATTACTCAAGAAGATTCAGCAGTATGCCAGCATTCTCAGCAGTCCGAACATTATTTTCGAGACTAAGGGTAATGTGATTGAGGTCATGGCTGATGAAGTTTGTAACGACTCCTCTCACCAATTCACGATCTCGATCAAGAGTGACAAGAAACTCAAGCCCGCTCGATCTATTTTCAGAACAGAAAACTGGAAGCTCCTGCCTGGAGATTATCATGTCTCAGTTCTGACAGTGGGAGCAGCGAAGTTTGAAAATAAAACTGAAAAGGTGACGTACTGGATGGCGATTGAAAATCCCAGGGAAGATAAGACCGCAAGGAGTTAGTCATGAGTTTGGATACGGTTATTTGGGCAGAGAAATACAGACCGCAGACAGTAGCGGACTGTATTCTTCCTGATCGTTTGAAAACTCCGTTTCTGGGGTATGTCAAGAAGAAAGAGATTCCGAACTTACTTCTGACGGGTAGTGCAGGAACAGGCAAGACCAGTATTGCCAGGGCTGCGGTTCATGAAATTGGCTGTGATATGCTGTTTCTGAATGGCTCTGATGAAAACGGGATCGATGTTTTCAGAACAAAGATCAAACACTATGCCTCAGCCCGAACATTATCAGGTGATCGAAAAGTTATCCTGATCGATGAGGCTGATTACCTAAATGCGAATTCACTTCAACCTGCGCTAAGAGCCGCGATTGAAGAATTCTCGCATAACTGCTCCTTCATTTTCACTTGCAACTATAAGCAACGTCTGATCGGCCCTTTGCATTCCCGTTGTGCAGTGATTGATTTCACCTTGCAAAATGGGGAACGCAAGAAACTGGCGATGCAGTTCCTGAAACGTCTGGAGATGATTTTGAAGGCAGAAAAGGTTGTTGCCAAGACTGAGGTGCTGGCTGAACTAATCATGAAATACTTTCCTGATTTTCGGAGAGTCATTAATGAGGTTCAGCGATATGCAGAAATGGGAAAGATCGATGAAGGCATTCTGACGAATATCAATCAGAGTGCGATCAAGGAACTTCTAGGTCATCTTAGGAAGAAAGATTTTTCCTCGATGCGAAGATGGGTTGGGCAGAATAATCCTGATCCTGCTACGTTTTATCGGGCCATTTACAATTCTATGTATGATGCTCTGAATCCAACAACAATTCCTCAAGCCGTGGTGACAATTGCGGAATATCAGTACAAGGGTAGTTTTGTGCCTGATCAGGAAATTCACTTAGTCGCCTTTCTGACGCAGCTTATGGTCAGCGTGGAGTTCAAGCCATGAAGGAAATTGAAGTTCGGGAAATTCTGTCCTATCAGCGCAATGAGTACCAATCAATTGTCTCCATCTGGGGCGAACTTACAGAATATGAACTGCTGGAAATCATTAAGGAGATTCAGCCGAAGAACAAAAAGATTACCATCAAGACGGTGCAGAAAGTTCTCAAGGAAGTTGTGGGTTCTATTTTAGAGACGATGGCGAATCACGACCGCGACTATGACAACCAAAGAAAATTCTAAATCTCCGAACCTGTTCCAGTTCATCGAATCGATCCTCTCGTCAAAGGTGTATTTGATGACGGATGTGTTTAATGAGAAGGACTACAATGCGTTTCTAACGAATCGTGGCCTCTCGCAGCATGTCGATGCCATCGGTCATGCCGAGACGATGAACTTGTTTCCTGATCTTGACGCTAAAATGCAGTATGACTACTTATATCATGGTGTCAGGAAGATGCACCGACGATATGTAAAATGGCCTAAGGAAGAAGCAGCGGATACGATTATTCTCTGTATTCAGAAGCATTTCCAGTATAATCGAAAACGAGCGGAAGAGATTCTCCCATTTTTTACCAAGGCGCAGCGCCAAGAATTGTTGCTAATGTATGGAGATATAGTCTGAGACAATTTTCAGTCTGTATAAATAGTTTATATGGACTGGAACGATGATCTCACAAATTTTCTGGAAGTTAAGTTAGCTGACGATGAGGCGTTTCTAAAGATCAAGGAAACGTTGACCCGAATCGGCATTGCTTCTGAGAAAAATAAGACACTGTACCAATCATGTCATATTCTCCATAAGAAGCATAAATACTATCTTACCCACTTCAAGGAAATGTTCATTCTGGATGGTAAGCGAACTGATATCAGTGATATGGATTATGCTCGAAGAAATTCTATCGCCGCTCTCCTGCAGCAATGGGGCTTACTGACGATCCTTAATCCTAAGCAGATTGAAGGTAACATGGCTTCTCTGAACAAAATCAAAATTCTGCCTTTTCGTGAGAAAGACAAGTGGAATTTGGTCGTGAAGTACACCATCGGGAAAAATAAATCTGCCTCATATACGTTTTAGACTTGACTTTTGCCAGAATGTGCGTATCTCTAGTGATTATTAACCTATAGCAATGGAGTGTATTATGTCTGATTTACAAGTTGGTTTTTATTCTAGCGATTTTCAACAGGGCAGTCGAACCCCCTGGTGGGAAATTTATCCTTGGTTGGATTTGTGGGGAGAAGTGCCTTATACAGGGATACTGCCAGTGTACAAATCTTTAGAATCAGAAAAATTTCTGATTCAGAGTACCTTGCCATATTGTACACAACAGGACAGTGAGAATGAGTTAAAGTCTTACTTTGCCTTTTCGGTGCCTGGATGCACCGCGAATATGTTTTCATTAACTTGTGATGGCAATGTAATCAATCTGAAATTGCGTTCCAAAGAAGAATCGAAACTCAAGTCGTATAATGAAAGCCTGAAAGATTTGTTTGTTAAAGATGCCCAGGTGAGTATTCATAAGACACAGCGGTATCATTCCAATAAATTAAAACTCAGCGATGTTGAGATGAACAACGGAATCTTGTATTTTGCTGTAGAAATCGTTGTTCCCGTGTCTCAACAAAATGAAATTCCGATCAATCAACTTTAGATTTGACTAGACGATGTTTTTGTAGTATAATGATGGGTGAGAAGTGAGTTCCTATTTTAATACGAAAGGTGAATCATGGATACTGTTGCGGTAGTGTTTGCGACGAACATGCCCAAGGATGTGATGGTTTTTCAGAAGGCTTGTGGACAGCTTGAAATTCCAGAGAATGAAGCTCCACTCTACTGGGATTTGATTAAGGAAGAATTTCATGAATTGAACAATGCGGCGTGTCGAATTGATGAACTCGATGCTTGTCTCGATTTGATCTGGGTGATTCTGGGTTATTGTCACTCTAAGGGTTACAAGGTGGAAGAAGCCTGGAGTAAAATCGTTCGATCTAATATGGATAAAGTGGATCCCGAAACGGGCAAGGTCCGCAGAAGAGCCGATGGAAAAATTATGAAGCCCGACAATTGGGTTGGTCCTGATCTTACTGATTGCATCTAGGAGGAATGAATATGTCGGACGTGAAATGCTTAACACTACGAGCGAATATGATGACGGTGATGGGACAAGTCTCCAACAGCGCCGAGAATGATTTCGGCGTGATTCTGAAACATGGGGTCGTTGTGCTGCTGGTGCCGCCGCAATCGGAATCAGACCGCATGACGGTGACGTTCTCGCCATTTCTCAACTATACCAAGGAATTCAAGACTGGTATTGAAATTCGGAAGTCTGATATTCTCGCCACAACTACACCAATGCCAGATTTGCTGAATCGGTACAATGAGATTTTCGGTTCAGGTATTGTCCTGGCGTCATCACTGAATACAACACTGCAATAGGTCAATCGTGAGTTTTTATACGTATGCTCGATGCTACGGTAGTAAGCTTTATTACCGTGGCATCGATGATGAACGTGGACGAATATGTGAGCCGATTGGTTATACGCCCACGCTCTTTCGTGCTAATCCATCAGCGAAAATAGAGACTCCGTTTAGATCATTGAACGGCACTCCACTTTATCCGATTGGATTCAAAACGATTGGTGATGCCAAAGATCATCTGAAAAAGCATAGTGACGTTTCTGGCTATACCCTTTATGGTCAGACTCGATTTGAGTATGCGTACCTCAATGAGGAATATCCTGATGCTGTGGCCTGGGATATTAACAAAATTGAAATTGCATATCTGGACATTGAGGTTCAGTCCGATAAGGGATTTCCAAAGCCCGATGAAGCCAAGCATCCCATCACCGCGATCACACTGAAACTATCGTCTAGTCCGACATTTTATGTCTGGGGTCTGGGTGAATATAGTCCTGCGCCGAATGTTCAGTACACTCATGCTCGGGATGAACAGGAGCTGCTGCAAGACTTTCTCTCGTCCTGGGGCTCGTTTGCACCCGATATTGTCACTGGTTGGAATATCAATACATTCGATATTCCGTATTTGTATCAGCGCATTAGTAACTTACTGGGTGAGCGAGTGGCGGCGAGATTGTCTCCGTTCAAGATCGTATTC